CTTTTAACGTTGTCGTGATATATCTCTACGTCGCCATTAACAGTAGCTCTTATCATACTTTCGCTGTTTGCCAAATTTTTAATTAAAAGACTGTTGTTACACAACATCAGGTTGTGTGTACCATCGTGATAAATTTCTAAGTCTGAACTATTGCCGATTAAAATTTTCTTATTATCAGCAAGTGGACCAATATTGTTAGTTGGTTCAACATTTACACAAGAAACATTACCATTTACAGTCAAATTTCCAGTTAAAGTTCCACCAGCACTTGTAGTTTCAAACTTTTTACTGTTGTCGTGGTATAGCTCTACTGCTCCGTTGTTTGCCATACGGATATAGCTTTCAGTAGAACCATTATTTTTTAAAAGTATAGAATCACCTTGTAAAATAAGGTTTCCTGTAGTGTTTGTTATATTGCTATCCGACCCATCGTGAAAAATTTGTAGGTCATCACTTGCACCAAGTTTTAACCTTTTAGAATCATTTTTTAAATAAACATCACCTGTAGTAAATAAATCTCCATCATTTTGTAAGGTTAATTTATCAACACTAGAACCACTGATATTATTTTTGAATGTTAAATCATTATCGTCTTGGTTGGATCTTAGCTCCCATGTATCTCCATTATCATCTCCATCATCAGCTACTAACTGCAACGCTGCACTTGTTCCTTCCTGACCAAATACTTTAATCCCATCAGTATAGGTTTCAAATTTTTTAATGTTGTTATGGTATAACGACACTGGGCCGTCAGGTTCAAATAAAGCTAATGGCTCTTGACCTGTACCTTTATAAAATCCACTTGTACCTGTACCAGCGACTCCAAGTATTAAACCCCCAGTTCCATTATCAACAATTAACGAGTTGCTTCCATCGTGATAAATTTCTAGGTCATCACTATTCCCAAATTTAGCTTTATCATTATCTCCCATGTGAGAGCCATCTGAGTTCACTTGTCCTGTAACTGATATACCACCACTAAAAGTCTCAAACTTTTTACTGTTGTCGTAGTACAATTCAACGACATCATTATTTGCAACTATCTGTGGATGGCCTGCTGTGTTGCGTATTTTAGTTTGGCTTCCCTGTATTATTAAATCACCTGTACCGTCATCTTGTATGTACGAGTGGCTCCCATCGTGATAAATTTGTAGGTCATTACCTGTACCAAATCTTATTTTTTGACTATCACTCAAATCTAAATTTGCAGCTATATCAGCACCTTCAATGGTTCCATCAACTATCTTTATACTCGTGACACTGTCACTATTGAGCATAGCGTTGTTAACACTAAAGTCTTGTACTATATTTCCGATATAAGGCATGGTTAGATGTTGGTATCTTGAGGATTTAACATATATGAAACAGTGATATCTATCGAGCTCGCTGCACTGGCATAAGCCTTGATGACATCATTAGGCTCAACTATCAATTTAT